ATCTCGTTTTGCTTGTATGCCTCCAGATGCAGTAGATGCTTTCTTTCGTTCAAAAGAAAAGATTGAGGCTTGTTTTAGAAGTCCTAGTCTTGCTGTAAATGATGAGGGCAGGTTTGCAGAATGGTTTCAGCCAAACCCAGAAAAACAATACTTCATTCACGTTGACCTTGCACAAAAGCACGATCATTGTGCAGTATCCTTAGCACACGTTGATAAATGGGTAAAAGTAAATACCTTCAATGATTATGATGTTGTTAATCCATATGTTGTTGTAGATGCTGTTCGATGGTGGACACCAACTAAAGATAAAACTGTAGAGTTTAAAGATGTAAAAAATTATATTTTAGAACTTAGGGCTAGAGGATTTAATATTCGTAAAGTTACATTTGACCGTTGGAATAGTCTAGATATTATGAATGAACTTAAAGCTCTTGGTATGAATACAGAAACACTTTCTGTTGCCAAAAAACATTATGAAGATATGGCTATGCTTGTAGCGGAAGAAAGAATACTTGGTCCATCAATCAATCTACTTACAGAAGAACTATTGCAATTACGTTTGATTCGTGATAAGGTAGATCACCCAAGAAAAGGTTCTAAAGATCTTGCAGATGCTGTATGTGGTTCTATATATAATGCTATTGCAGGTACCCCAAAAAATGTGGGTGATAGAGAAATAGAGATACATAGTTTTGGTGACTTTAAAGTTGATGCACAAAAAGATGTCGGTGAAAATGTAATTGATGCACCATATAGACATAAAGTAGCAGAAACAACACAAGACCTAGGTGATTATTTTAGTCGTATGGGAATGGTTTAATGTTTGATATATTTAATAATGATGATGAAGAAATGACAGAAATGATTAATAAACTTGTAGAAGATGGCTATCTTATCAAGATGGGATATGATGGTAATGATGAACCTCTATATCAAACTACCCCAAAGTTTAGAAACCAATTCCCTGAGTTTTATGAAGATCAGATTAAAGAAACAAATGAAACTATATTTGAATTATGGAATATGGGTTTGGTAGATATGACTGTAAAAGAAGATATTAATGATTGGGTAGTTATTCCAAATGAAAAAACATATAGTTGTAATTTAGATAGTTTAACTAGTCACCAGAAAAATATGATTAATTATATTAGAGGAAAATACTGATACAATATGGGTATGGATAAAGGATTTAGAGCAACATCAGGTATGAAATCTGCTGCTGCAAGAGCATTAAAATGGCATAAAGAAGGCAAGCGTGGTGGCACAGGAGTTGGTCTTGCTAGAGCAAATCAAATAGTAAGTGGTGAAATGCTTAGTGATTCTACTATTGCTAGAATGTTTTCTTTTTTCTCCCGCCACGAGGTTGACAAAAAAGCTGAAGGTTTTAATGGTGGAGAAAAAGGCTATCCAAGTCCAGGCAGAGTTGCTTGGGATCTTTGGGGTGGCGATTCGGGTTTTGCTTTTGCAAGGCAAAAATGGGCACATATTCAATCTATGAAAAAGATGGATCTCCCAGAAGATATAGAAGAATAATAGTTAAAAACTATTGACAATCGATTAGAAATAGGATAATATATACATATGACAAAAGATACAACATTTGAAAGCAAGGTTGCTTATGTAGCAACATCGTACTTCCGCCGTTTTGACGATATTGAGGAAGGTTTTGATACTACTAATGAGTATCCAGCAGTTCTCCGTACCATCTTTACACGGCATGATATGGCTGGTGCAATCGCACTAGCACTCTTTAATGGTGACATTGAAGCAAAAACAGATACTGCTCGTAATTGGATTGAAGAATCCTATGATGTGCTAGTTGCTGTATTCGGTGATCCACAGGTTGAAACAGAAATCCCTGAGACACCAGCAGAAGAAGTTAAGCCAGTTAAAAAGACTGCTACAAAGAAAACTGCAAACTAATTAATCTTGGCAGGGATAGGTTTCTCTCACGACAGCCTGTCCCTGTCATCTTTATAACTACTACCATAGGAGTATAATGAATACTATAATGGAAACTACTGAGCAACAACGTCAATTAAAGATTGCAGATCGTTGCGATAAGTGTGGCTCTCAAGCGTTTGTGCTTGTTAAGGGAGTAAATGGAGAACTTTATTTTTGTGGACACGACTATGCAAAAAATGAAAAGGCATTAGAAAAGTTTGCATATGAAGTTATTGATGAAAGAAGTTATATCAACGAGAGATCTTCTTCAAGCAATTAATTGTTTGGGGTATTAGCTCAGTCGGTCAGAGCAGCAGACTCATAATCTGCCAGTCGTAGGTTCAAGTCCTACATACCTCACTAAGCCCCCATAGCTCAGTGGATAGAGCGATAGGTTTCTACCCTACAGGTCGGGAGTTCGAATCTCTCTGGGGGTGCTATAATGGAATATAAGGGGATGTATAGTTTCGACTCTATATGGAACTTTATACAGCAGCACAAGACAGTACTTGTAAAACTAAATAAAAATAAATGGCGCAACACAAAACGCTCTCGCTTTAGCTGCATAAACTAAAGCCGTCTGACGACTAGATAGGAACAGAAAGTCGTATAAATAGTAAGAAAAAATGCTAGACAAACCTGCTGATATACTGTATAATGGAAAATATAAAGGACGGCGGTGCAAATCCGCCCATCTCCACAAAGGATAATAATGAGTTACAATGAATGGAAGTTTGAAAAAATGACTAACGAATATCAAAAAACAGATAAAAAGTTTATTTCAGTAGATGATTTTATTACTGCATATACTTTTGGATTACAGGAATATCTTGCTCGTAGAACATTGAATGTAGGTCACGTTGAAGATCTTGCAACAGAAAATGCGGCATTTGCAGAAGCCTTTCTAATTACAGTGAGTGTATTAAATGATTAATTTTATTTTAGGATTTATTTCTGGTCAAGTTGCTAGTTTTTCAATAATTATTATTGGATTTAAATATAGTGAACGGAAGCATAATGAAAAACAATAACTATTTTGTACCAGCATTAATTGCAACATTATTTTTATTTTGGGTGTTTATGATTACAGCAGGTATCGTGCATTCATTTTTACCAGTAGTACCTGCTCTTGGATATATAGAAGTAGTTGTTCTTAACTTCTTTATTGGTTTAGCAAAGTTTTTTATATTTGGGGCAAAGAAGAAATAGTAATGCCTGAACTATTTTGTATATGTGAACACAAAGAATGGGAACACATTCTTGGTCGTGCCTTGTGTACAAAATGTGAATGTAATAAGTTTGAGGAAAATAAATGATAGTAGATAAAGTTTTAAAACTTGCAAATAAACTTGGTTTGGAATATGAAGATCTTGCTGATCTTTCATTTACAGATGCAATGATGAAAATAGAAGAAACAATGGATTTTTGGAAGGAAATAGAAGGTAATGGGAAAACATTTAGACAAGATTAAAGAAGCACTTGAGATTAGAATTAAAAATACACCTAATAAAAGTGGATATAATACTCCAGGAAGTATGAATAAAAAGAAAACTGGATATAAAAAGCGTGGTTCTGGTAGATAATCGTTGACTTTACCGTCTATTTGTGATAGACTAGAAGTATGCGATTCAAAACCAAGGTTTTGATTCCCGCTATTGCGCTTCTTGCAAGTTTACTTGTATCGCTACCAATAGCCCAGAATCAAGCCAACGCTAATGAAAGACATAATCGGTGTGTTGTCTCAACGGCATCACGCAGTTATCAAAGATTACCTTATGCAAAACCTGCTTACAATAAGCGATTTGCTAAAACCTATATGGCTAATAAATATGGCTGGTGTGGTAATGAATATAATTGTTTAGTAACATTGTGGAACAGAGAAAGCGGTTGGAGAGTAAATGCTCATAACCGATCATCTGGTGCTCACGGTATCCCACAATCACTTCCAGGAAATAAAATGGCAAGCGCAGGTCCTAATTGGTATAGCGATCCTCAAACACAAATAAAATGGGGATTGAAATACATTAAGGCTCGTTATGGAACACCTTGTTCCGCATTGTCCTCTTGGAACCACAAAGGCTGGTACTAAATAAAAGTTCCTGAGCAAGACAATAAACTGCTCGCCATCTCCCTTAGCTCAATCGGCAGAGCGTCAAACTGTTAATTTGAATGTTCCAAGTTCAAGTCTTGGAGGGAGAGCCAAGCCTCTATAGCTCAGATGGTAGAGCAACAGACTTTTAATCTGTGGGTCGTAGGTTCAAGCCCTACTGGGGGTACTAATCCCCATTCGTCTAACGGCAGGACATTGGTTTTTGGCACCAAGAATTGTGGTTCGAATCCACAGTGGGGAGCAAAATAATGTATAATTAGATTGGGTTTAACCCAAATAAATTATAAAAGGAATGATGTTAAATGGCATTGCCAATTAAGGGTGGTAAGATCGGTACACCTTATGGTAAGAAAGGTGACGCTTGGTCACACGGTATCCACAAAGGAGTTGATTTTCCTTGCAAAGCAGGTACAGATGTACTTGCAGCAGTAGGTGGAAAAGTTGTAGGAATCGGTACTTGGGGAGCAGCTTTTGGTACTCACTCAGTTATTGTTGAATCTTCAATTAATAATAAAAAGTATTGGGCTATCTACGCTCACTTGATGAAGGCTCTTGTTAAAGTTGGAGACAAAGTTGAAAAGGGTCAGCATATTGGTGAATCAGGTGGTCGTGCAGGACATCCAGAAGATGGAAACGTCTTTGGTGAGCACCTACACTTTGAAGTACAGAAAACAGCAAACTGGGCTTGGGATGGTCACTTAGATCCAAAAGTCCTTTTTGATCTTTAGGAGTTAATATGACTACAAGTAAATTAAATGGTGTACAGGCTGTTGCAAATATGAGAAAGCACGAAGGTGTTTCTGGTTTTCAAGGTTGGTGTCACAAGACTTGTCAAAATGCTTGGGGCTTACCAGTAAAATATGCATCTGCTCTTGATGCTTGGAATCATATTCCAGCAGAACACAGACATACTGATTTTGAAAATGCTCCAGTAGGTGCTCCAATTTTTTTCCACACAGGAAAGTTTGGGCACGTTGTTATTCATTCAGATAAAAAGGGTTATGTAATTGGAACAGATTCACCAAAAAATGATTTTGTTGGAGAAGTTCCATTAACTTGGTTTAAGAAAAACTGGGGAGTAGAACCTTTGGGTTGGGCTTCAATGTATAACGATGTAGTTCTTACTATGAAAAAATTACCTAGCTAATAAAAAACTATAAAATAGACGGATCTTTTGGTCCGTCTTTTTTATTTAACTAATTAATGATATAATAGTAATGTCGGTAACTACCGACTTGGAGTAAAGGAAAATTGAATAGAAAGAAATTATTAAACATTATAGGCATCATACCTTTTGTAATAACTACTTTCCTTTTTATAGTAACTCCAGCTTTTGCAGATGATTCACAAATAGTTTTTGCAAGTGCTTCAGAAAATTCAACAGTAATTTTACAAGCACCAGATAATGCATACTTTGATTATGTAGAGTTTGCCAGTTATGGAACACCAGATAAATTACAAGAAGGCTGGTGTCATTCAAAAGAGTCACAATCTATTGTTGAAGAATATGTTTTAGGTAAAAACTATGTTGAGATACCTGCCTCAAATAGTATCTTTGGAGATCCTTGTGGTGGAACTTATAAGTGGTTAGTTGTTTATGTACACTATTCGTACCTACAAGTTACACCTTATTTGAATGAACCAACTAACTTATTTTATTACATTCAAAATGATTATTTAACTTTAACTTGGGATATACCAGAAGATAGTGGTGTAGAGGTTGAAAGATATGCTATATTTTGGTCTACTGACCCAGATAATGGTTGGGGTATGGCTTCAATTACTAATTCAATATCCATACCATTAAGCGCAATTAGATCAACAGATGGATCAAATAAAAATTATACATTTGAGATAAGATCAGATAATGATACACAAAGTATTTACTCTGGACAATCAGAGCCAGTAGATATATTTATACCAAACTTTGTAGAACCTAGTCCCAGCCCGACACAAACCATTCAGCCAACACCCACAACAAGCCCAGAGCCAACACTTGAACCGTCACCATCAGAGACAACACAAATAACGCCGTCCCCATCGCCTTCAGAACCTTCTTTAATAACTTCACCTACACCTACTCCAATCTTTTCAAAGACTCCAGAACCGATTGTAACTCCAATCGCAAGTCCTGAGCCATCTGTTTTGTCTCCAGAAGTAACTCCAACTCCATCGGAATCTCCGACTTTACCTGAGACTCCTTTGCCATCCAATAGCGCAGCTCCTGAAAATATTCCATCTATAAATGATACCACAGATGTAAAAGTTCAGTCAATACTAGACAACTTAGTTCCAGGAGAAGCGGTAACTACAGAAAGTCTAACAGAACTAGGATTAACATACGCAGATCTTCCACCAGAAACACCAGTTAGTTTGCCTAACGGTGTGGTATTAACTGCTAGAGTTGCCGATGCTATTCAAATCTTTAATAGTCCGTCTGCAATAGTATCTGCAATATTTACAGACCCAGGAAAAGCCCTGACTGCTATTGCAAATATTGGTGCAGATATGACACCAAAAGTTAGAAAACAATCTCAAAAAGTTGTTGTTGCGTCAGTTATTGCTGCACAAATCTTATCAACAACTAGCGTGGTAGGGAGGGTGATTAAATAATGAAGTGGATAGTAGATAAGTTTCGTGAACTATTAAATCAAACATTTACTCTTTTGGGTATGTTTATTGCTTGGGTAGTTCTTGAAGGAAGTGCTAAAACAGTCGTTGGCTATGCAATAGTATGGTCGCTATTGATTTGGCTTCTTTCGATGGGATTAAGAGAAAATAATAAGGAGGAAAAAGAATGATATTCGACATAGTAAAAAGAATGTTAGCCGTGTTTATTGCTACAGCCTTATCTGTTATTGGTGCTGGTGCAATAGTTGGTGTTAATTTTTGGATTGCAGCGGGTATGGCAGGAATCGGTGGTGTAGCAACAGTTCTAGAAAGACTAGCCAGAGCATACATTGAAGATGGCATACTTAGCAAAGATGAAATCAATGCTGCATTTAATAGCGTAGATTCAGAAGCAACCATTCCAGATGCCCCAAAATCAAAAAAATAGACAATTAACTACTTATAAGGTATACTATTTATATAACATCTAAAGGAGATGAATATGGAAGAATTATTGCAGTTACTTAGAGTAACACTATCAGATATGGTTGCTCTTAAGTTTAAAGCACACGGTTATCACTGGAATGTAGAAGGTGATGATTTCCCGCAATATCACGAGTTTTTTGAAGATATCTATCAAGACTATGATAGCTCTATCGATACCTTTGCTGAATGGCTAAGAAAACTTGGTGAGTATGCTCCATATAAACTATCTCGCTTTATGGCATATTCAGACCTTCCAGAAACAGATGTAACATCAGATCCAGTAACTATGGCTACTGATCTTCTTGTTGCAAATGATGCAGTTACAACTAAATTATTAGTTGGTTTTGATCTTGCAACAGCACTAAAGCAAAATGCTTTGGCAAACTTCTTTGCAGAGCGTCAAGATATGCATCAACGCTGGCATTGGATGCTCGGTGCAGTCATCAAACCTGTAGCAGAATAGTATTGACAATATCAAATATATTTGATATTATATATGTAAACACAAACAAAGGATTAAAATGATTAAACCATTAGAAGACAAACTTGTCGTAAGACCTAAGAAAGAATCAGAAAATGTTACTACATCTGGTCTTATCTTAACAAGTGGTAATGATAGTGCCGTTGAAAAAGGAGAAGTTCTTGCTGTTGGAAATGGTATTACTTTACAAAATGGCGTACAGGTTCCACTAAATGTAAATGTTGGCGATATTGTAATGTATGTACCATATGCAGGTCAAGAAGTAGAGGACGGATCTGAAAAAGTTCTTATTCTTTCTTACCGAGAGATTCTTGCTATTGTAGAGGATAACAATGAATAAGATAGATTTAACACAAGAGCAAGCAACCGCATTACAAAATGCTGTTGATGAGCATATGGATCGTTGCTATGAAGTCATTGACTTTGAGGGTGAAGAATTACCATACTATCTCACTGATGTAGAACAGTATTGTGGATGTCACGTTTGTAATACTCGTGAACATTTGATGGCTACATTTAATTACCTGCGTGATGCAGGTATAGTAGATATTGCTGTAGAATAGTCTTATGGCTATTATTATTTGTGATATAGATGATACCTTACTTCGTAATGGTACTCAGCCAATTCAACATACGATTGATTGGATAAATGAAAGAGCAAAGAATTACTCTATTGTTCTTGTAACTGGTAGACCAGAATCACAAAGAAAAGCTACAGTAAAAGCATTACAGGCTGCACATATTAAATATAATAAATTAATTATGAATCCTGGAAGTACCGCAGATACAGCAGCATATAAAAAAGAAGCAGGTAAGCGTTTAAAAGCATCTGCAAGAGTTGCTGTCGCTATTGATAATAATGAAAAGATGAGAAA